CACGGCCTGGGCAGCCTGCTCCCGGTCCTCCTGGGCCCCGGACAAACGGGCGTTGAGGAGCTTCATGTCCTCCTCCATCTTGGCCCGGGCCTGCTCCGCCGCTGACGCCTCGGCCTGGGCCTTGGCCGCGGCCTCCTGGGCCTCCTTCCGCTCTCGGATCGCCTTTTCCAGCTCTCGGGAGGTCATATCGATGACGGTTTTCTCTTCTCCGCCCACGACATGGTTTTCTGCGATAAACGATTCTCGCTCCTCCGCCGGGAGCGCCAACAGAGTCAATGCTTTGGCGGCGCCCAAATCGGCAAGCGCTTGCCGATTTGACCACTCCCGGGAGAGACGCATAAAATTTCGGGCCGTCCGCTCCGAAAATTCCACTTGCTCATTGAGCCAGGGCAGCCACTCCCCATGAGGGAGAGCCTGCTTGGCCTCGGTCAGGCACCGGCCAATGGTGAGGATAGCCTCCCCGCCCCGGCGCTTGGCGTCCAGGATCTCCTGGGTGATGACCTCGATGTCGCGCCCCTCCTTGGGGGCCAGCACTCCGGACAGATCAAGCATTGTTGGCCACCCCCTCGCGCTCCAGCAGCTCTGCCACCCAAGTCCGGTAATCCCGGCTGGCCGCGCTGAAGGGGGACAGCGCCCCCACCGGCTCACGGGACCAGCTGGACTCCACCACCTTGTCTGTCCGGCGGATCACCGTGCGGAAGATGGGGACCGGGCTCTCCTCCCGGAGGGTCTGGACCGCGTCCTCGCCAATGCTGGACCGCCGCCACTGGGTCACCAGCACCCCGGCCACCCGGATCTGGGGACAGGCCTGGCGGATGTTGTCGATCTGCCGGACCAGCCCAGCCATCCCCGTGGTGGAATAGGCGTCGATCCCGGCGGGGATAATGATGCTGTCACAGGCGGCAATGGCAGACAGGCAGCTCACCGAGTAGTAGGGCGGACAGTCGATCACCACTGTGTCGTAATACGCATCCTCCGCGACCACGGCCAGCAGATCCCGCAGGCGGTCAAAGTCCGGGGCCTGCCGCCCCAGCAGGCAGGACAGCTCATAGTCCGCCAGATCCTCCCCGGCGGGAATGATGTCCAGCCCCTCATAGTCCGTGCGCCAAATGATGTCTGGATAGTGCTCGAGGTGGTACTCCAGCGCTGCGGCCAGTCCGGCCCCGTGGGGATACTGGCCGGAGGCCAGCATCATGCTGGTGGCGTTGCCCTGGCTGTCGGCGTCGATAAACAGGACCCGCTGCTTACAGCTGGTGGCCAGGATAAAGGCCAGCTCCACGGCGGTGGTGGTCTTGCCCACCCCGCCCTTGCGGTTGACGATCGCAAATGTTCTCATGGTAATTCCTCCGTTTTTTCTTCAAATGGGACCGGCTCGTCCGGCAGGTCAAAAAAGTCAATCTGAGTCTTGGGCGGCCGCTTGTAGGTCTGCCGCTTCGCCGCCGGGGCGGGCTCCTCCAGCGCGCTCTCCCGGAAGCGCTGGTACTGGCCGTCAAAGACCAGATAGATCCTCCCCCGGGTGCCCTCCTTGTTTTTGGCTACCTTCAGCACCCGGCGGCTCTTGTCCGGCCTGCCGGGCTCTTCCAGGTAGAGCAGCAGGATGGCGTCCGCGTCCTGCTCGATCTGCCCGGACTCTCTCAGGTCGGACATGGTGGGCTCCACCAGCTTGTCCTCCCCGGCCTTGTCCGCCCGGGAGAGCTGGGACAGGGCCACCACCAGCATCCCGTGTCCGTGGGCCAGCTGCTGAAGGCCCCGGCTGATGCCGGACACCTGCTCCGTGCGGTTGGTTTTCCGGGTCTCCGGCTCCACCAGCTGGAGATAGTCGATGTACACGATCTCGTACCTCCGGGCCAGGGCGTCTGCCTGGATGTCCTGGACGCTCATGCCGCTGGCCTCGATCAGCTCCAGCTGGTGGGTCCGGATCCGGTCGGAGCAGGCGGCAAAGCGGCCCCACTCCTCCTCCGAGATCTCGTTGCGCTTGATGGTGGGCATCTCGATCCCCGCCAGGTTGGCGATCAGGCGGTCGGCCAGCTTGTACTGGTTGGTCTCCAGGCTGTAAAACCCCACCCGGTGCGTCCTGGCCTGGTGGTAGGCCATGGACACCGCCAGGGCGGTCTTGCCCGCGGAGGGGTAGCCCCCCAGCACCACCATGTCCCCCATCTCGGTGTATGTACCCGCGTCCAGCTTGGGCAGGCCCCAGGTCATGTAAGCCACCGGCTCGCCGCTGTGCCGGTCGGCAAAGGCCAGGAGCATCTGGGACATATCCATCCGCCGGATGCCCCGGCGGTCCACCCTCAGCGCGTTGAGCTGGTTCATGCACTTCTGTTCCTGCTCGTCGTCCTCGGCCTCCATGAGCATCCTGGCCAGTTCATCCCGCCTGGCTTTCCGGGCCTGCGCCCGCATGATGGAGGCATACTCCCAGATGTTGGACGCCGTGGGGGTGAGCTCCATGAGCTCCATGAGGTACTGGGTCCACCCGTCATCCTCCCGGCCCCCCAGCTTGCTCCGGACGGTCACCGCATCGGTGGGCTTGCCCTCGGCAAACAGCGCTCGGATGGCCTGGAACACCATGCGGCACTTGGGGGCAAGGAAGTCCTCCGGGCGGATCCGCTCCAGAGCCTGCCCCACCAGCCTGTCATCAATGAGCAGGGATCCCAGCACCGCCACCTGGGCGGAGAGCCTGTCCTCCTTTTGGGCTACCATGTGGCCACCTCCTCCCGGGCCACCAGGGTGGGATCTTTCTCAGGTTTCTCCGGCAATTCATCGGGGCGCATGGGGTAAACTGTTTTCCACCCACTGGAAATTGCCCGTCGAAGTAAGGCAAGCTTATTCGCCCGCGAACCGCCTGAAAGTCTGTCTAATTCGGATAGCATTGCCCGAATCGCCCGTTTGGAATTGACTGCCTTTAGTTCTGTTCGGCTGGCAATCATATCCTGTATGACGACCGCCAGTTCCCGGTCTTTCCCAACATATTGGGTCAAAAGTGGTTTGGCATCCTCCGCCAGATCGTACTTGCTTGGCTTCATTTTGGAACCAGATTGTGCCCCTTCGGAAGTAAGTTCTTTTTGTTTTTCTTCTTTTAAAGTTCTACCTATATATGCAAACGTATTTTTCGCATGGGGGTCGTGCGAATTTTCGCATGGGGGTACGCAATCCTCCGCATCCACCCCGTGCGATTCCTCGCACTGCTTCTCTTCGTCATCAGGATCAATGTCAGCCCGCTCAGGAAACATACCGCAATAGATATAACGACGCTCTCCTTTCCCATAGGGCTTAAATAAAATTTTGATGTATCCAGCATCTCTCAGCATCGCCAGAAGTTCAACCGCCCTGCGCTTTGATAAGCCAAGTTCTCCTGCAATATCTTCATTAGATGGCCAGCAGAAGCCTTTCTTGCCCGCCATGGAGGAAAGAATTACATAGAGATACCGTGCCGCGATTGTCAAGGCAGGATCGTGTACAATTTCTCCAGGAAGGACACCCCAATATCCTCTCTGGACCTTCTCACTCATTTCTGATCCCTACTTTCCTCTGCATCTTTGGACGCATCCGCTAACGTACGCTTTACGCACTCAAGTGAAAGTTCAAATCCATCAAGAGCCAAGAGCAAATGGTTGATACCTTGTCGGTGTGCGAGCAGATCAAAGGCATCATTGTTTTCATGGATTTCTGCAAACTGATATACACGATCTTTGATGATCCCAAGCAACGAAATCGTTGCTTCCAGATCTTGGGCTGCACTGTCAGTTATATCAATCAAATCAATAAAACTAAGCATTTTTATCCTTCTTTCTGTTTTTTTACTCATCATCCTCTGTCCGCTCAAAGTGCTCGCACACATCGCTCACCTTGCGGTATTTGAACCGGGGGTAGCAGCAGTGTCCGCTGTGCACTGGTACGCAGTATCTGCCGCCGGACAGTGGATCCAGGATATAGTGCTGGTAAAAGTGCCTGCAATTCGCGCAGGCCTGGGTGTCGAGGCTGATCCCCAAGTATCTCGCTGTGGTAGTGTTCATGTTGCGCCCTCCTATTACGTTCAAATTGGGTGTTTACTTTGTCTTCATAATAACGCACAATTTGGGCGTAGTCAAGCAAAAGTTATAGGAGGGCTCGTATGTTCAATGACAGATTGCGCTCTGCTCGTATTTCTAAGGGCCTTACACTACAAAAAATGGCCGACAGGCTTGATTTAGCCCTTAGAACCTATCAAAACTATGAATCTGGTGATCGGGAACCGCACTATGATATGCTGGTTCAAATCGCAGATATTTTGGACATCCCTACTGATTTCCTTTTGGGCCGGGACGAATACTTGAAATCTCTCGGAGTTTCCGTTGATGTACCCCCAGAAGGTCCTCCAAGGCATCCCAAACCGCAAAAGAACCGTTAAGCTCCGAATATTCGATTTTCTGGTAATGCCGTAATGTTAGTCCCAACTGGTCCGCCATGGCCTGCTGGGTCATCCCAGCAGCCTTTCGGGCCTTTCTCAAATTCTCACGCATTTCGCTTAAAATTCCCCCTTGTCAAACACACGTTCCCATGGTATAATACGTTTGTTCTCATGGTAGACCCCCTGTCTACCGCCC